TGTTTGATGTGTATTTAGAGTACAATGCACTAGTGTCTGATGACATGCCTAATAAGTTTCCTATATCAAGGTTAAGTAGAAGACACAAACAATGGTTAGCATTAAAGCTTGCAGGTAACTACGCTATCTTGGACCGTTCTGATGTTGTTGAAGAAGAGCATTATGCTTTTGCAATAAACACAGTAGAACTTCTATCAAATGACCTTAGTAACTTTGAGTATGAGCTTGTAAAAGAACCTTATGAGCAATTAGCAGATCTGTGTAAGTTCTCTGCTATTGACGGAGAACACGCTATTAGTCTTCATGAACTTAGAAAACTGTCTTATGTTACTGGTACAGGTTCATCTAAAAGTAAAGTTGAAGAAATATGTAACTTGGCCAATAGCTACGATCCAGAAGGTACTTACTCTTACGAAGATGGTGGTATTTACTACCGTCAAATAGTTAAAACTGACATTGTTGGTGTTTCTTATAAAATATTCGAAACAAATTATGAAGGTAAAGAACTTAAAGACTTTATGGCCCGAAACTCTAAAGACGACTATGAGTTCTTTGAAACTGACTTTGAAGATTTAGAAAACCTACTTCATGCTAATGCTGTTTACTCCTCTTTTAAATATAAAGATGGTGTAAGAGTAAAAGAAAACTTAGTAGGCGGTACTAAATTTATTGTTCTTGATGTTGATAAGTCTGTTCTTACAGATAAAGAAGCACATACACTATTAGGGGAATACAACCACTATATTGCCAGAACTAGTGATAAAAACAATGAATTTAAGTTTAGGGTTCTTATGGAACTTGACTCAGCCGTAGATATTGATGAACGTGAATGGAAACCTTTTATTCAAGTAATTGCTGAAGATTTAGGTTTAATAGTAGATTCGCTTCCTAAAAGTCAAATATTCTTATCTTTTGCAAACCGTGACATTCTTAAACAGTTAGATGGTAAAACGCTTAACACTAAGATGTACATAGAAAAAGCTAAAGACAGAATTAAGAATGCTCCTAAAGCACCTAATACATTATCAGCTAAAGAAAAAACAACTAAACTTGAAGATCCCAGAACTACGTTTGCCTTTGCGTTCGAATGTGAGCCTGGTGAAAGGTCTAACAAGATTTATAGAGCTTTGGCATATGCAATAGATTTAGGTGCCTCAGAGCAATACGTAGAAAATTTAGCATTGGAAATAAATAGCTACCTTAGCGACCCTATGGAAGAAGCTAGACTACGTAGAACTTTAATCGTACCTGCCTTAAGGAGAATGTAAATGGGGTGTTTCAGTTTTAAATGTATAAGAACAGATAAACCTGCTTTATCAACGTCTTTTGATGGTAGTCCGTGTCACATGTTCCTATTAAAAGACGGAAAAGTTATAGAAGAAATGTTCGGTAACTACGATTCTTATGGGAGAGTTTTTGATGGTGATGGTGAAAGTTTTAAGTGGACACTTCCTTGGTCTTCTGTTTGTGACCTGATGTTTAGTAAGGATAAATCAAATGGTATTGCACTAATTCTTACTGATGAACCTATAACAGGTGACATCCCTACTAAACGCAGTAAAGATGACCCAGACCAAGGATGGGGTTCTTCTTTAGAACTGCTAGGGTCTACTGAAGAAAATGCCTTCAAACAAGTGAAAAACCCTTTTCATAAAGTTGTACGTTTAGAGGACGGTAGTCGTGTGGATCTACAAAAATAAAGAAGTGACTTCACATGAAGACCTTTTACCTGAATGTACAGATTTTGTTTACATGATCACATACAAGTCAGGTAAAAAGTACATCGGCAAAAAGACTTGTCGTTCTATGAGAAGACTGAAACCTACGAAAGAACAGCTTAAAATTCGAAAGAACTTTAAAAGGGTAGAGATGAAAAATCTACCTTTTGTTTCTTACGTAGGGTCTTCAAAAGAAACCGAAGGTCAGGTAGTTGATACCAAAGAAATACTTTACCAATGTTCGACTAAAAAAGCTGCAACTTATATTGAAGCAGGTCTTTTATTCGATCAAAACGCTATATTTTCAGATGAGTATTTGAATCTAAATATCAGCGGTAAGTTTTTCGACTCAGACCTTAATGGGTTATTAGATAGTGAATAAGGATTAAATGTACATGGTAAGAAGCAGTATTATAAAAGTAAACCACACTGTGTATACGAGTACGTATAACATAAGAAAAGGTATAAAAAAATTACTAGCTACTAATGATTTAATGTCATTCGATACAGAAGTAAGATCTGTTTACGATAAAGAAACCAGGAAAGAAGCTAAAGATTACCTCAAAGATGTTAATACTTCTGATTCGTTGTATAAGCAAGCTATGCTTGTAAAAGAGTCTAGCGGTCTTAGTTTCCCTTCTATAGTAAATACTACCCATTTTATATTCGGCACCAGCAGAGAAGAGTCACATATATTTGTATGTAACAACCCATCTATTGAAATGTTTATATGGGAAGAAATAGCTAAATATGAAGGTACTTTGTTAGTACATAATTCTCTATTTGATTTGAAAATAATGTACCAACGAGTAAAAAAATTACCTAAAAACTTTATTGATACTTCTCTTCTTGTTAAATCCATGATTAACCATGTAGATATATGGAAAGCCAAAGTAAGCTTAAAAGAGCTTATGGGTTCTTACTATGATCCTAAATGGGTACTAATGGAAGACTACGAGCCAGAAGACTTAAAGAATAAAGATTTCATAAGCTACTGCGCTATTGATGGTGCTGCTACCATGTACCTATATGAACTTATATTAGAAGAGTTAGAAAATGCCAAAACTGAATGAAGATCAAAAGTTTGAACTTTTACAAGTATCGTCAGGAAACTTCTTTACTGTACAAATTCCTGATGATTGGGAAACAATGAGTACTAAAAATCAAGATGAGTGGATGCACGATCACACATGGGAACTGTTAGAGAATGTGCCAGTAAATGATGTATGGGACAACGTAACAGCCTGCTACGAAGCAACACTCAGTTTTATAGACAACCTTTAAGGAAACAAAATGCTTACTGAAATTCAATTAAATAAAATGTTTGAAATGCAAGATGCCATGAACAGCAAAGTTAACCATAATTGGAAAACAGCTAATAATGATTGGCTACTTGCAGCAACAATGGAAGCTGTAGAAGCTATAGAACATCATGGGTGGAAATGGTGGAAACACCAAGAACGTAATGTAGACCAACTTCAAATGGAGTTAGTAGACATTTGGCATTTTGGCATGTCGCACCTAATAGTAAGCAGCAAACAAGAAAACCTTGGTTTGCGTGTTCTAGACTCATTAAAGGCACCTAGAACCTACGTAGGAACTCCTCTAGTACAATTACTAAAGTCTTCTGTAGCAGACTACTGTGAAGGTGTATTTTTTCCTATCAAATTCTTCCAGATGGTTGAGTTGTCAGGAATGTCCTATGAAGACTTTTATAAAAAGTACGTAGGCAAAAACCTATTAAACTTTTTCCGTCAGGACCATGGCTACAAAGATGGTTCGTACATAAAAGTATGGAACGGTGAAGAAGACAACATAGTTCTTATGAGATTGTTAGACACTTGTGACATTGAAAGTCCAACAATTGATAAAGAACTATATGAAAAACTAGAACAGGCTTACGCTAAAGTAACCGGTTAGTACTAAGGAACGCAACATGGGTAATAATATAGATACTACTTATTTTGACGATAACACAAAATTAATAATATCGAGTAAAGACGCTGTTGCGTTTTCTAAATTTAAAAAAGATGAAGACTGGTTTAAAAAAGAATTAAGAAAAGAAACGACTAAGTACAAAAGTGAATTAAGAAGAATAGAGTTTATTAAAACTTTATACGTAGAAGTAAGTTTTAAAGACCATACAAAATATCCTTTTAACCATACAAAGTTTTTCGTAAAAACTTACGAAGACCAACAAGATGCTGTTAAACAGATAGCTGATAACTTAACTAAAGAAATGACAGAAAGACGCTTAAGAGAAGAATCTAGGCTACCCAGGCCTGAAGTGTTTTTAAAACCTAAAGCGTGTATAGACAAAACTTGTTCAGGACACAACCCTTACCTATCGGAAGAAGAAGATGATTTTAATGTTAGTAACTTCTTAAAAACTTTTGTCAGTTGTGTTGTAACAGGTCTAATAGTTTATTTTTCAGTAGTACCTTAAGTATTAAATAGAAACGGTACTAATAACTACGGTTCCTTATACTATAGATATGTTGATCAATACCGAGAAACAATAGACTTAAAATGTCTAATAGCAGAATGTACTTGTTATACAAAAAAGTGTAAAAGTGCTTAGAAGGTTTTACAATCTATAAAATAAAAACAGCAGCTATGAACCCGTAGCTCTGAGAACCGTTAAAAGGTTCCCTTTATATTTAATTCTCTCTAGACACCTTAAAAAGTAAAGAACCCTTTGTTTTAAAGGGTTGTAGAGATTCAGGGTGCTTCATATTTAAGAAATTGTGTGACATTTTATGTCATATTTAAGAAATTGTGGTACACTTTACCTCAAATATAAGAAATTATTAAGAGGGTTAAAATGGCTCAAAAAATCCCTTCTGGGTACTTGGCAGTTATCCATAAGTGCTTTAACCCAGATAAAGAAATGATAAAGTACATCAGAGGAGATTACGCCTTGAACATAGATACAAAACACGAGCTAGTAAGAGAAGTAGGCTCTGATGGTTTCGTACTTTACGATTACCTCTATGATAAAAGAAATTCAGGCACATTCGCCCCTACAGATAATAAAGCTATAGGAGAATCGTTAGGTTGGAGTTCTTCTAAAGTATCTAGAGTAAAAACATTATTAACAAAACACGATCTTCTATTTATAACTAAAGAAACTACTAGGGAAGGTACTACTGTGTACAAAACCATTCTTAATAGGAAGGTTGTGAAGTACATAAAGGAACATAATAAAATACCAGATGACGTAGATTTTGAATTAAAAAGCATTCCAAAAAGGTAATAAGATGAAAAAGTATAGAGTAGCTTGTAACAATACTGAACACTTCAGTATTTTAGTTAAAGCCGAGTCTGAAGAACAGGCGTTAAGTAAAGCGTTTTCAGAGATCGATGAAAATGGTGTTCCTGAAGATGCAGTAATTTTTGATAGAGACTTCAACACTGAAACAGCAGAAGAGTTGAAAAACATATAAATACAGGATTTAAAATGTCTTATTATAAAAAGAAACACCTACAAAAAATGGTACCTTGGACACCTAATATTGACATGACTTTGGTTAGTGTGTCGGCTGCAGACAAGAAACTTGGATGTCCTAAAGAAGGTGACATGATTGCCTCTAATGCTGTTGATTCAGAAGACCGTTGGTTGGTAGAAGCTAACTTCTTTAAAAATAACTACGAGTACTTTGGAGAATAAACTGCCATGAGTATTGATGAGTTTATTAATGAACAAAAAGACTACTTATTAGGCGGTCTTTCAATACTGCCTGATAATGTTCCAGATGGTGCATGGTTACAGTTAAGAGTTGATACTGTTGAATACTTGTGTGAACCAGAAAATTTAATAATGGTATCTGAGTACACAAATGGTAGAGATTTTAATTTTGATTCTCACGACATTGTAATGAGAATGATGGAAATGAAACTTATTTAGCAGGTGCTTAAATGAAATGGATTAAAGTAGAAGATGGTAAACCTCTTGATGGCGTTGATGTACATGTAGTAATAAGTTCAGGTGTTAGAGGTATAGCAAAGTTTTGGAGTACTACAGGCCATTGGCTTACTTCTGATAAAAACTTAAAACCTTTCGATAAAATAATTAAATGGAAATACGAAAACGCTAAGTAGTATTTCTTTTATGATGCTATAGATATATAAGGAACCAATATGGTTGAAGAAAACCAGTTAAGACCTTTTCAACAGCTGCCTTTTCCAGCACCTGCTGACTATGACCCTGGTCCAGAATTCTTTTATAGTAACTTTGTACATCCTCTGTCTATAGATGCCATAAAGTTAATGTGTACTGGATTGCACGTAGATTACGATGCTGTTGAAGAGCTTAGATCTACTATTGATGAAGTTCTAAGCAACGTAGATGCGGTACTGCTAAGAAATCCTGTTATACAAGACTACCAAAAAATAAGAGCTAAAAAAGCTCAAAAAATTCACTATAAAAAAAGTACTGAGGCCGTTAGAGACCCTTCTTACTACCTAAAACCTTATGAAAATACTGTTGAACACAGAACATGGGTAGTTAATACGTACTTGAAATCTTTAGGTCTTGAAAAAGACATGAAAGATAAATGGGTAGTTAAAGACCTGAAAGAATACAACATATTTAAAGAAGATAGGCATCTAAGAAGTATAATTGATAAATCTTTAAAACCTGATTCAAAAGTAGCTTTAGACGGTATGAAAGCCTTAGCAGAAGCTAAAGCAGAATTATGGAACAGACCTAGATACGATAAAGCCAACTCTAAAGCTTCAGTAGATCCTTTCAACCCTGGATCAGCCAAACAAAAACAAGAGTTGTTTGATATGTTAGGTATTGAACCTTTTGCTGTATCTGAAAAAACAGATGATGGCAGCTGGGGAAGAGACTACATAGAGATGCTTCAAAAACAGGTAGAAGGTACAAATCCTGTATTAGAAGAAATTTTAGAATGTATGATAGATCATTCTTATAGTGGAATTATAAGAAGTAATTTCCTTAAAGCTTTTGATACTTATACTATTGACGGTGTGCTTCACGGAAATCTTAAAGTATTTGGTGCTAAGAGCTTTAGACCTACGTCTAACAGTCCTAATCTACTAAATATGCCTAGTACTAAGTCTAAGTACGCCAAACCGCTTAAAAAGTGTTTTACAGCTCCTGAAGGTAAGCTAGTTTATGCAATAGATTTGTCTGCTTTAGAAGATAGAGTTATATCTAATCTTTCAGGTGACGTTAACAAATCAAACATATTTTTAGAAGGTTTAGATGGTCATTCACTAAATGCTTGTGGCTACTTCCCTGATCAGGTTGAAGAAATAGTAGGTAAATTTGATTCAACTCTTAAAACTGTAAAAGCTTTTATGGATGAACTTTATAAGGAAAATAAAATAGTTGAATCTATTAGGCAGAAGTCAAAAGCTCCAACGTTTAAACTTGCTTATGGTGGCTACCCTGATGACCATAAAGGTGGTGTTATAACTCAAGATATATTTGATAACTACCACAATGTTCTGTACCCAGATATTACTAGGTATCGTGAAGAATACGTTCTTCCCACTACTAGAGAAAATGGATACCTGCATTTAGGTCTGGGTTGTAGAATATATTCTGATGACCCTGACGGAGATATTAGAACTCTTCATAACGCTACTGTACAGTTCTGGAGTATCTTAACTCTTATAGCTATAAATGAAATAAACTATAGAGTTGAAGAGGCCGGTTTAGAAGACTCTATTCAAGTATGCTCAACAATCTACGACAGCATTTATATCTACGTGGACAAATGTCCTGAGACTATTAAATGGTTGAACGAAGTAGCTGTTGAAGCTATATGTGTACCTTACTTAGAAGAACAAGTAGTTCCTAATGAAGCTGAGGGAGAAATAGGACTGAACTGGTGTGATTTACACAAGGTTCCCAACGGAGCATCTTCTGAAGATATTGCTGAAATTCTTAATAAAATAAAAGAAGAAAGTCTATGAACAAAGAAGAAGCTATAAGAAATGCTGAAGAACTCTGCAAAGAACTTGGCGGTTACTGGGAACCTTCAGTATGGCAAAATTACAATTGGCACTATAAAGCTTGTATAGAAGTTGATAAAGGAAGTATAGAAATATTTCCAAGAAGCAAAAATAACGAATACTGGTTTAATATTCATACACCTGAACAAATACATTTTTACTCAAAAGATTTAAGGGAAGGTGTGAAAAAAGCCTTACACGCTATAAACGAAAAGAAAGAAATGGCTTCTTATGTTTGTAACGGCCTTACAGAAAAACTAACAATCTACCAAGAGGAAGATTTATGCAAAACAACCCACTAGATTATATATCTACGCCCGCCCCAGATGACTGTAAAGTTAAAATAAGTCCCAGCTCATTTGGATTTTTTGTAGAGAAGCCTTGGCTTTGGTATAGACAAAATATTTTAGGTCTGGACAAATTTACTTATAGTACTTCTAGCGTACTAGGCACTATTGTTCATTACGTTGCTGAACAAGTAATGCTCGACCAAGAAGTAGACGAAAATGCTATTGAAGAGTACATCGAAAAACACGAAGAAAACGAAGAGTATTCTAAAGATGTAGTAAGATCTCAGTGGTACGCTATGGCTCTTGAACTTGTTAATACTTATGTGTTGCCAAATCAGCCTACGCTTTTAAATGCCGAATTGCCTGTATGTGCAGAAGTAGCTAAAGGAATATACGCTGCTGGTACTTTAGACCTTCTTGAGGGAACAAAAGAAGACGCAATGCTTACTGATTACAAGACGTATAACAGTAAAACAAAACCTAAATCTATACCTTTTTCTTATAGGTACCAGCTTATGGTTTACGCTTGGGTGCTAAGAAAATTAGGTTATAATGTTACAAGAATACGCCTAGTTTATATCAATAGGAATATTGATGGTGGTGTAAGTGAAAAAACAGGTAAACCTCTTAAATCGTACCCACCTGAAGTAACTGTATTAACAGAATCAATTTCTGATGAAGACTTTGACTTTATAGAAAACCAACTTCTATTGTGTGCAGAAACTTTAGAAGCTACTGAAAAACACCCTGAATTAGAGCATGTGCTATGGCATGACAGACGGCTTAAGGAGGCTTAAATGTCTATAAAATTAGTTGTAAATGGTATCGCTGGAGCTGGTAAAACTACCCTTTTATCAAGCTTAGGAGAAGAAACTTTTGTAGTTTCCCGTGATGCTAAAGACTTTGGATTTCCGCTACCGCATATGTTGGTAGATACCTACTATGATATGAACACTTTGTTGTACGGAAATGAAAAAGAAGAAATTGATGGCATTATGCAAAAAATTGAAAAGTATAATGACCATTTTGGTAAGTACCCAGAAAACGTAGTTATTGACTCTGTTTCTCAAATAACCATGGATGTTATAGACGTAGCTTCTCAAACACCTAATGTTTATGGTAGCCAGGGTGCTGAGATTACAAGAGAACTGGCCATATTTACAAAATTCATACACGAAGTTTTAGAGCTTAATGGTATGAATGTAATACTTATGAACCATGTTACAGAAGAAAAAGTAGACGGTAAAACTACTGGTGTGTATCTTCCGTTTGGCCAAGGCCAGTTTAAAAACAAAGGTGGTTTCTACGCAACGACTAACGAAGCTATAACAATAGTTCCTGAAGGTTCTAATCGTGCTGTATATATACGCGGTACTGATAAACAAGCCAGAACTACTGATAGCTCATTACCAGATAAAATGTGGTTACAAAACATTGTAGACCCATCTAAAAGTAAAAAACTAAAAGAAGGTGAGTCATATTTTTCTTTGAAAGATCATATGGACCACCTGCTAAGTAAACAAACAGACGTTAAAAAATGGTCACTATAATTTTAGTGACTAGATAAACAAATTCAATAAACAGGTGGACACACCTTAATCCTAAGAGGAACAAAACATGTCATTTTTTAAAGCAAGTAAGAAAAAAGAAGACGTAAAATCAGGCGGTAACTCTGGCTATATTAACGCTTCAGGCTGCTACCCAGTAAACATAATTGCACCATTTGCCAACACTTCAGAAAACAATTCTACAACAGTAGATTTTTATCTTGATCATGAAGGTCAAAAGCAAGTACTTTACGGAAATCTTCGTATTACTAACCGTGGCGGTGCTACTAATGAAATCGGTTTTAAAACATTTAACCAATTAGCAATTATTGCTGACGTGGAAGATGTAGCAGATCCGGTTGATGCTGAATTACCAATTGGTAAAGATGGTAAAGACAAAGATGTTGGTGTATTAGAAGACCTGGTAGACGTTGATGTGATTTTACGTGTACAGATGGAGTACTCAACGTACAACAAAAACATCCAAGAAAGTAAAGTAATTAAAGGTTTCTACCGAGCTGAAGATAATGCTTCTGCTGAAGAAATTGTTAATGAAACTGAAGCTGGTGTACAGTTTGAAAAAGACTCTAAGTACTTCAACAACATCACTTATAAAGATGGATTAGATGAAGCAACTGTAAAAGAATGGATTGATGCTGGTCGTCCTAAAGGAACTGCAAAAGAATCTGGTTCAGCTGCACCTGCCAAAAAACCTTCTTTTGGAAATAAAAAAGCCTTTGGTAAAAAATAAGCAGTATTCTTTATAAGATAGAACAAGGCTTATTTGCCTAATACCTTTTTCGGTGGAGGGTTCGATAATCACCGTGCAACTTTTAAAAGGAGACAATATGCCTGATCATCTTGATAGAATGAAAAAAGAACATAATGATCTTACTGACAATATTAAAGCTTTAAATGCTTTTATTCACAGCAACGATGTGTTCAAAACGTTATCGGATATTGAACAAGTAGCTATGGTAAAACAACTAGCGTTTATGGAGTCCTACGCTACAGTCTTATCAGGAAGAATTTGGTCTTCAGTTAACAAATAAAGGAAATCTTATGTCTGATGAAAAAGATTTAGAACTAGAAATAAAAAATAAAGGCTTAACGGCTCCTAGAGTAACACCTGAACTTATAGACTCTATAATAGTGTCTAAAGAGTTTCACGTTTTTAGTGGTTCCTGTTTAACAGTATGTTGTCTGACGCTTTTAAATGGTTTTACTGTTACTGGTGAAAGTGCTTGTGCTAGTCCTAAAAACTTCAATGAAGAAATAGGGCAGAACATAGCCTTTAAAAACGCTCGTGAAAAGATATGGGCTTTAGAAGGTTACTTGTTAAAAGACAGACTTTATAACGGACAAAGTACAAGTCCTACGTAAATTTTAAGGAAACAGCTATGGAATTTATAATTATAGGTATTGTTTCGGCATTAAACTTAATAGTTATTGTACATAAGTTTAAAAAAGGAAGAGTAGAAGACGGTATATTTGATTCAATACTTTTTGGATTGATGGCTTACATGTTTTCTGGGTCTTATGGAGGTATGGTAGTAGCTATGATAGCTTCACTTATCATATCAATATACCTACTGGCCAGCCCTCCTATGTTTTTTAGGAATTTTCTTAATAGAAAAGACGTAAAAGACGCTATAAAGGACTTAAAAAGCAGTCCTAACAGAAAATCATCAGTAGATGATATAAAGTTTGATTAGTAACATACTAAAAGCTATTGGTATAGTGGTTGTCATTATAGTGATAACTCTAATGTGCTTTATGTTCATGTACGTAAGTTACC